GTCTTGCCACTAAAGGCAAAGGCGTTGCGTTCAAGAGCGGTGGTCTTACTACCCGTGGTATGGGTAGAGCCTACAAAAAAGGCGGGAAGGTCTGCTGATGGCCAAGGTCGTCAAAAGCAAAGTCAACTCTGCCGGGAATTACACAAAACCCAGCATGCGCAAAGCTTTGTTTGAGAAGATCAAGGCCTCCGCCGTGCAGGGTACTGCCGCTGGCCAATGGTCTGCCCGCAAGGCGCAGCTATTAGCCAAGCAGTACAAGGCCAAGGGCGGAGGATATAAGGGCAAATGAAGGCGTCTCAGAAATCCCTCAAAGCTTGGACCGCGCAGAAGTGGCGCACCAAGTCTGGTAAGCCGTCCAGCCAGACGGGCGAGAGGTATTTGCCTGAGGCAGCCATCAAGTCCTTGTCACCAAAAGAATATTCCGCAACTACCCAAGCAAAGCGCGCGGGGAAGGCGGCGGGTAAGCAGTTCGTCAAACAACCGAAGGGCGTCGCCAAGAAAGTGAAGCCATTCCGAAAGAAAGGTTTCTAAAATGAAGAAGCCAACCAAAGCCCAGAAGAAGGTCGGTAAGGTCATGCATGAGTTCAAAACAGGGACTCTGCATTCCGGCAAGAAGGGACCTGTGGTAAAGAATCGGAAGCAGGCTATCGCTATTGCGTTGTCCGAGGCGGGGGTCGCCAAGAAAAGAGGTAAGTAATGGCTATCTCCGGTACGAAGACTTTTGAGCTTGACGTCGCCGACTACATCGAAGAGGCGTTTGAGCGGTGCGGTATTGAAGTCCGCACGGGTTACGACCAGCGCACGGCGCGTCGTAGTCTTAACCTTCTTCTTGCCGAGTGGGCTAACCGCGGTCTGAACCAGTGGACCATTGATCGCGAGACGATAACTGTTTCTCCAACAGGCGGCGTCGGCGGGGCTGGAGCAAGCTACACTTTGTTGGCTTCCACTATTGATATTCTTTCGGCTGTTGTTCGTAGCGCGGATGGTGTCGGAACAGCCACTCAATCAGACCTTACGGTTGACCGTGTCAGCCGCGAGTATTACCTGAACATTCCCAACAAGTTGACACAAGGACGGCCTGTCCAATATTTTGTCGATAGGCAGATTACCCCGGTTCTTTATATATGGCCAAAGCCTGACAGGACTTACTACTTGGTTGTAGATAAGCTTGTGCGGATGGATGATGCCGGAGCAGGGGTCAATACCCTTCAGGTCCCATTCCGTTTTTATCCGTGTCTTGCTGCTGGTCTTGCTTACTATATTGCCATGAAGAAGGCTCCCGAGCGGGTTCAACTCCTTAAGGCTGTATATGAAGAAGAGTTTGAGCGCGCAGCGGGTGAGGATCGTGACAGAGCATCTTTGTCACTAACCCCTGTTCAAAACTTCTATCGGGTGGTTTGATATGGCCCGTCATGCCAATGGCTCTAGGTCAGAAGCTATATGCGACCGCTGTGGTCAAATGTACTATTACACACAGCTTCGTTTGCAGTGGAATGGCTTTCGCACGTGTCCGGAATGCTGGGAAGCAAAGCACCCCCAGCTTGACCCTATCTATCCTCCGACTGAGCCTCAGGCTTTGGCCAACCCGCGTCCAGACCGCATCGAGCCAATGGACGTTCCTGTTGGGCAACAGATTTTCCCATTTATTCAGAATACCTCTACCCAAGTTGTCCCAAGCGTTGGTATTGTGACCGTTGTGATTGGGGGTTCGTGATGGCATGGACATATGCAACCTTGGTGCAGGCAATCAAGGATTGGACAGAATATGATGAAACGACGTTCAACCAGAACATCAATCAGTTTATTCGCAACTGCGAAGAACGCATTATTTACGCTGCTCAGATGGAGGTGTTCCGCAAAAACGTCTCCGGATCCTGCTCTACGGGTAACCAGTATCTGGCTGCGCCGAGCGACTACTTGTCGTCCTACAGTCTCTCGATCACGTCCAGTGGTTCCAAAGTGTTTCTCCTGAACAAGGACGTGGAATACCTTCAAGAATACAATCCCACGGGCGCAACAGGTGTTCCCAAATACTACGCCGTGTTTGATGTGGATAACTTCATTCTCGCCCCGGTTCCTGCCTCCAGCTACGCTGTTGAGCTTCACTACTACTATCGCCCAGAATCCATCGTCACGGCTGGTACAACGTGGCTTGGGACCTATGCTGAAGAGGCTTTGCTTTATGGGTGTTTGTCTGAGGCCTACACCTACATGAAGGGTGAAAATGACCTTCGGCAAATTTATGAAAACCGCTTTATTGAATCAGTCAGTCGCCTCAAGAACCTCGGCGAGGGTCGTGAAAATATCGACGCTTATCGTGATGGTCTGACAAGAGTGAAGGCTAACTGATGTCGTGGGTTAATCCGGGTCAAGCCGAAGTCATGAGGGTCGACGTGGCCACCACTTCCGGCAAAGGTCATCCGCCTGAGTTTTGGGCGCACAGATGCGTTGAGCATCTGATACAGGTCTCTGAAAACGCTCCCCCTGAGATCAGGGAACAGGCGCTCGCTTTCCGGGATCAAATGGAACAAGTCATTCTGTTTCACGTGAAACGTGCTATACAGAGTGACAGGACAACGATTCAGAATGCGGTCTCGGATGCGGGGCATCCGCAACTGGCCGAACTTATCAGGAGGCTATAATGGCTTTTACGGGTAACTTTATGTGCACCTCCTTCAAGCAGCAGTTGCTTGAAGCGGCCCACGATTTCCGCGCCTCTGGTGGGGATACCTTCTACATCGCACTGTACACCAACAGCGCCTCGTTTACGGCCGCTACCACGGCTTATACGGCAACAAATGAGATCACCAACACGTCAGGCACCGCTTACGTTGCTGGTGGTAAGGCTCTCACCAACATCAACCCAACGACAAGCAGCACGACTGCTTTTACTGACTTTTCAGATGCTACGTGGTCTTCTGCTTCGTTCACGGCCCGTGGTGCGATGATCTATAACAGCACCCCGACACATACCTACACCAATCCGTCGGTCGTGATCCTTGATTTCGGCTCAGACAAGACGGCTTCGGCTGGCGACTTCACCGTCGTTTTCCCAACAGCCAACTCGACTGACGCTATCATCCGCATTGCGTGATGATCAGTGGCCGATGCCGTCGTAGCCTTTGAGGGTTGGAACCGCTCTGCCGGATGGGGTGAACTCCCCTTCGGCAGTGGCGCGGTCACTATTGGGCTTGCGACAGGGGCTGTCGGTACAGTTACCGTAACTGGAGCAGCTAATGTTCTTGTGACGGGAGTCTCGGCGACAGGGGCTGTCGGTACGGTCACTGTTGCCGCTTCCGCCGTTGTCGGCGTCACGGGGCTGTCCGCAACAGGGGCTGTCGGCACCGTCACTGCACAGGGCGGGGCTTCAGTTACCGTCACAGGGCTATCCGCATCCGGTGAGGTTGGAACCGTCACCGTTAGTGGAGCGGCCAATGTCTCTGTCACAGGGCTATCCGCATCTGGTCAGGTTGGAACCGTTGTAGCCACAGGGGCAGCAATAGTTGCCGTCACTGGTCTGTCTGCATCTGGTCAGGTTGGTTCTGTAACCGTTGTTCCTGTGACCAATGTTTTGGTGACGGGTGTTGCGGCCACAGGTCAGGTTGGGTCGGTAACAATCAACCAATCTGCCAACGTCTCTGTTACGGGGGTTGCGGCCACAGGTTTTGTCGGATCCACGACGGTTAACCTTTCCGCAAATGTGGGCGTTACTGGTGTTTCGGCAAACGGGCAAGTTGGAAGCGTTGCCGTCGCTTTTCCTGTAACCGTCTTTGTCACAGGGGTTTCCTCGACAGGCCGCGTAGGAAGCGTTTCCGTGTCTCTTCCGGCCAACGTGCCAGTTGCAGGAGTTTCCGCAACAGGGTATGTTGGACAAGTCCTTGTGTGGGGTCAAATTACTCCCGACCAGAACCCGTCATGGGCCGGAATTGCCCCTGCTCAAACGCCGTCTTGGAATGGCGTTACGCCCTCTCAGAACCCCACGTGGACACCGATAGCCGCTTAGGAGCCGTTGTATGGCCAGCACCTATTCAAGCAACCTCAAGATTGAACTGATCGGCACTGGCGAACAGTCCGGCACGTGGGGAACCACGACCAACACCAATCTTGGAACCCTTCTTGAGGAAGCCATCGCTGGCTATGTCACGCAGGCCGTGACCGATGGCGCTGCGACCGTCTTGACGATCCCCAACGGGTCAAGCTCCAATGGCCGCAATTACGTCATCGAGCTCACAGGCGCGTTGACCGCTGCTCGCACCGTCGAGGTTCCGGCTGTTGATAAGCCATACATCTTCTTCAACAACACGACGGGCGGTTTCTCCGTCACGGTGAAGGTCTCGGGCCAGACGGGTGTGACCATTGCCAACGGCAAGAAGGCCATTGTCTACACCAACAGCACCGACGTCATTGAAGTCGCGAACGCTCCGGTCACGGAAGCGGGTACGCAGACACTGACGAATAAGACGCTGACCAGCCCAACAATAAACACTGCGACACTATCTAATCCAACAGTTACAGGTGTGGCGACTTTTGCCGCAGGCACCGTCTCGGCTCCTGCCATCACGACGACGGGCGACACGAACACAGGCATCTTCTTTCCTGCGGCCGACACGATTGCCTTTGCTGAAGGTGGTGCGGAAGCGATGCGTATCGACTCCTCAGGCAACTTGGGGATCGGGACAAGTTCGCCAGCGGGTAGGTTGGAAGTATCGTCTGCAAACAACATTGTGTATTCCACTGGCACGGCTGGTTTTGGTTCTTTCTATGCGCGTGGCAGCGGCACAAATGCCTCATATCTGTTTATG